TGGGAAGGGGAGAACGGGGAATTTAGACCTTTAGATTATGGAGTGATATTGCAACTGAAGGAATGGGATAATTGGAGATACGCAAGACCTAACGATATTTGGTTAGCGGCAGAGAAAGAAGAATACGAAGAAGAAAATAGAAGAAGTAGGCAACAGAAAGAAATGTATAAAGATATTGCACTTGAAAATGATGGTGCACTTAGAAAACAAATGGATGATTGGCAATATCAGAATAAACGTGGTTGGCACGTTTGGAGTCCTACCAATCATCGAGTTGGAATAGATTTTAAAAATAAAAAGAAGAAGGTGAAAACCTAATGGCAACTACTGCGACTACCATTATAACCGAAGTGAGAACACTTACAGATACAGATAGTGCCACAGCTACATTGAGTGACGCTCAAATATTAAGGGCTGTCAATGCAGCAAATGAACATTACTATGATATAATTGTAGCGTCTGATGAAGGGTTTTTTGAAGAAATACATACAGCAAGTTTAGTGGCAGATAGTCGTGATCTAAGTCCTGCTGTAACATCAACATTCAAAAAAATTGATTTGGTTGAGGCAGTGCAAAGTAGTGGGGCTAGACACCCTGTTATTCCGTTAACTGCAAAAACGGAGAAATACTACTTTGAAGATGGCAGCACAACTGCTACAAGAAATGACCAACTCTATTATTATATAGAAGCAAATGCAGTGCAACTTGTACCTCCCCCAACGGAAGCAGCAACCAATGCGATTGAAGTAACTTTCGTTCCCTCTGCAACGAGACTTTCTACTACCACAACTGTAATAGATTGTCCCGATAGATGGGCTAAAGTAATAGCATTGAGAGCATTATTAAACTTGCAACTTCGCCTACAAGATGGTCGTGATCCTACTATAGAACTTGGTTCCGAAGAAATGATCTTATCTACTACATTGGAAGGTAGACAGAGACAAGCACCTAGAAGGATTGTGCCAGCAGACGATGAGGGTTCTACAGTTGACGGAATTTGGGTTGGATGAACTATTTGAACAAGTAGCTTGTCCTCTATGTAATTCAGAGAAACGAGATTTATATGTTGAACACGATGGCGATCCATATTTAAACCAATTAAAAGTGCCACAAGATTTCAAAGTTTCTTTCTATTACTGTGGGGATTGTGAACTTATATATCAATCTCCTAGGTGGACAAAGAAAACAGCAGATAGGTTTTATAGCAGGCTATACAGGCCAAGAACTCCACAGCAAAAGAATGTGGATTACAAGTTAAAGGATGCAGCCGATGTTTATGACTTCATTCACGAAAACAAGGAATTTCCTGACTCAGGAAAAATGCTCGATGTGGGAACTGGCGAGGGATTGTTACCATATACCCATGAAAAGATGGCAGAGAATGGTGGGCCTAAGTGGGATACTTATGCGATAGAACCTAATAAAGTATATGCAGATTGGGCTAGGGCAAACAAGTTGTGTCAAGTGGAAACAGGAGAATTCAAGAAGAAGTCTTGGCGTAATCTAACTTTCGATCTAATTACAGCACAGCAAGTGTTGGAACATATACACGATCCAGTAGCTTTCTTGAAGTTGTGTAACGATAGATTGTATTCCGATGGTTGGTTGTATATAGGAGTCCCAACAGTAGAGTATCCTTGGGGTAACGAATACAATAGGTTTAACCAGATGTTAAGTAACTTCACTGCTTCACCGCATTTAACTTTATATACACCTAGAACGCTAGGAAGAATGTTAAATAAGGCAGGTTTTTATCTGGAACGATTAGACTACTATAGCAGGGGGATACGTTCCCTATCTCGCAAACTTCGCCTAGGAGAAACGCAAGAGCATTATGGTAGAGAGAATAGAAAGCGAATCAAAGAAACCTTTGAAAACTGTTGTAAACTTGAACGGGAGCACTTGGCTAAACAACAGGAAGATAGCAGCAGCGAGGGAGACAGTAAAGAGGATAAGGGAGTGGAAGTACCTGCTGTATCGAAGTAAATGGCATAATGCAGGGAAAAAGTTTCTTAACTGGGTTTATACTCCAAAGTTTCCTATACATTTAGATATTGAACTTAGCTATGCCTGTAACTTTAAATGTACCATGTGTCCACAGGCATACGATCCGAATGTAAAGGGAGCCATGAAGTATGAATTGGCTGATCGTTTATTGGAAGAAGCTGCTCAGATGGGTGTCTCCAGTATTAAATGGAACTGGAGAGGGGAAGCTACTCTACATAAACAGATTGCTCAGTTAACAAGAAAAGCGAAAGATTTAGGTATCCCTGAAGTACAGTTAAATACCAATGGAAATATGAGAGGTTGCAAGGTAGAAGATTTAATTGACGCTGGAGTAGATAGAATTATATTCAGTGTAGATGGGAATACAAAAGATACATTTAAGAATATACGAATAGGTGGAGACTTTGATGAACTTACGGAAACGATTGAGCAAGCAGTTTCGTACCGAAACAGTAAAGGGTTATCTAAACCATTTATTCGTGTGCAAATGTGCAAACAGAAAAGTAACGAACACGAAGTCGAAGGATTTGTCAGGAAGTGGAAAGATATAGTTGATGATGTAAGAGTATCGGCAGTGATGGATAGAGGAGCCGATGGTAACTTTCTGATAGATGACTGGATAGCAGTAGAGAGAGCAGTATGTAAACAACCTTTTCAAAGATTAACGATTGGATATGATGGCAAGGTAATGGGATGCTGTGCAGACTGGTTTGAAAATAGACCAGTAGGAGATGCCAATATACATAGTTTGAAAGAGATTTGGAACAATTCTATAGAGTTACAAGATATGAGAGATGCACAACATGAAGGTAGACAAGAAGAAACTACCCCATGCGAGTCATGTTGGGCTAAAGACGCATGGATATGGAGATTAGGAAATGGCAATTAATTATGGAGCAAACATTGGAAATATAAATCCAGTTCAGGATTTATACAATCAACCTGCTACAAATATTTTAGGAAATATGTATAAACAATTTGGATACGGAGATATTGGTAAAACAGGAACTATAGGAACTCCTGTCCCTAATCCACAAGCAACTATAACTCCTGCCACTAATGTTTATAGTGCTCCTAGATCAACAAAACGATACAGAGATGTTGGTACAGGAAAAGCACCACAAGAAAATGACCTCTTAAGTGTGATACAGCAAATAGTTGATCGTGAAGGACAAGGTTCGGAAATGTCTGACGAACAACTTCTTTCAATTTTAGAGTTATTACAAAAAAATCCAGATTTGTTTGCATAAGAAACGCTATCATTCAATTACTAAGACTTTTAGGTAGGTAAATGGCAGAAAATATAGATTGGGAATTTATAAGAGAGAAAGAGGGTTTTGAACTTGTAGGCTATGTTCCAGACAAAAACAAATCAAAGTCTGGAGTAACGATAGCGTCTGGATTTGATTTAGGTCAAAGAAACGAGGGCGATCTGCAAGGTTTACCCCCCACTATTATACAAAAATTAATTCCTTATTTAGGAATAAAAGGGGAGGAAGCAAACAAAAAAGCATCCAATTTAACAATAACAGAGGATGAAGCTAACATAATTAATAAGTTTGCTAAAACAAAATATTTAAACAAACTTAGTTCTGATTGGGAAAATGCTACTGGTTATTCGTTAAGTGAATTATCTCCAGCACAAGCAACCGCTTTAGTTTCTGTCGGATTACAATATGGAGATATGAAATCAAAAACTCCTAAATTTTGGAAATATACTACAAGTGGAAATTGGGACAAAGCGTATAATGAATTAATGGATTTTAAAGATAGATATCCTACAAGAAGAAAATCAGAAGCTGATCTTTTGTTCGAAGAAAGAAGAGTTCCTTCTGACAGTATGCTTGGAGAAGCTATGCAATTATCAGACAATAATATCAATACCATAAGAGAGGGTTATTAATGCCAAAAGTAGGTGGAAAGCATTATTCCTACACTAAAAAAGGTTACAAAGCAGCAGCGAAGGCACGAAAAAAAATGAAAAGAGGAAAAAAGAAGTAAATGATTCCCATTGTAGTACAGGCAAGAATGGATTCAAGGCGTTTGTATGGCAAGGTGTTAATGCCTATTACAGGTGGTTGTGCTTTAAGTCATTTATTAGATAGGTTATTCCTTACAGAAATGCCAGTCGTTGTTGCCACTTCTAATAGAGATGTAGATAAACCTATTCAAATGTTTTGTGAACATTATGAAATTGAAGGGTTTTATGGAGCAGTGGAAGTACCGAAAAGGTTATGGTCTGTTGCTGAAATGAAAAATGTGGATCACATTGTCAGAGTAACTGCTGACGATATACTCGTTGATCCAGAATATCTCAGGAAAGCAGTGAAAGAACATTTACAATATGAAGCAGATTATACCTATATACCAAAGTTACCTAGAGGTTTTGACTGTGAAGTAATTTCTAGGAGAGCATTGTTAGAGGTAATGAAGATAGATTCCAGTACAGAGTTTATTGGAGATATTTTAAAAGACAGAACTTTTGTACATGAAGTAGAGGTAGAGAAAAGGCATAGAAAGCGTTTCAACTATGAGTTAAATGAATATAAAGACTTGAAAAGATTAAGAGAGTTATTCTCTGATTTGTTTAGTAATCATTCACCGCCATTTTGTCTCGATCAAGTTATCGAGTATTTAGATTATAAAAAGTCAAAGGAAAAAGTGCGATGAACCCATTCTTCACAGTTTATATTCCGTTTCATACTTATGGTTATGCCATTAAGGCAAAAGATGCGTTACGTTCTTTAGATGCCCAGTCGTTTACTTCATTTGAAACGATACTGATAGCCAATGGCACTTCGTTTCCCAGTTGGATGAACGAAGGTGATGTGTATAAAAGTACTGGCGTATTTGGTAGAAAGATTATAGGTGGTGAATATCATACGTTGGGAGCAGCATCCAATGCAGCAATAGCGTTAGCGAAAGGTAACTGGATAGTCAGGTTAGATGCTGATGATTACCTTGATTCTCAAGCATTGTGGCACTTTGTAAATACAATAGAGCAACACTCTCATAAACCTATTATAGGAGTGCAAGGACATTGGGATGAAGATAATCCTAATAAAGTGATGGGAGCAGGGTTAGCGATACAAACCAATCTATTAAAAGAAGTAAGTGGATACAATGAAGAAGAACCTATCAACGATGGAGAAAGTATTGTTCGTAAAATATCTAATGAGGTTTATGGAACTGTTACATCGGAATGGGGATTAGTTAGGACAGAGAAACCCATTTACAATTATGAACGACATGAGGGAAGTATGTCATGTCCAAGTTAGCGAAGCTATTCGGACCTGATGCCAAGTATCCCCTAGTACATTCCTATCAAGAGAAAGAAGCACCAGAATTAGAGTTTATTGCAGGACCATGTTCCGTACAAAGTTTGGAACAAATATATGCCATAGCGTGTAAGGTACGACAGGCAGGAGCCACCATGTTACGAGGTGGTTGCTATGTATATGGAACGTACCCTCCAGCGTACCCTCCAGAGAATAGCGGGTTTATATTAAATAGATCACTATCTCTTTCAACAGCAGCAGATGGAAACAAACTTCCTTGGATAGTGGAAGTGATGGATGCACCAGATATGCAACACGTTACCGATGCAGACTGGATACAAATAGGTATGCGTCATGCACAACATTATCCGTTGTTGAAAGCGATAGCTTCTTATGGAAAGAAAGTATTACTAAAGCGTGGTTCATGGATGACAGTGGATGAAACGCTTGGAGCTATAGAGTATTTGCTTCAACATGGAGCAGAAGATGTAGCAATATGTGAGAGAGGAATAGTTAGCTTTGAAGACCATTGTAGGTGGAGTTTCTCTGCTTCGTTTATTGCGATGATAAAAGAATATACTGCATTGAAAATAGTAGCTGATCCTTCTCATGGCAGTGGAGACAGGAAGTTAGTTCCCAGACTTGCGAGAGCAGGAGTGGCAGCAGGGGCTGATGGAGTGTTATGTGAAGTGCACCCTAACCCTGATGAGTCTGTTTCCGATGCAGAACAAGCGATTGATTACGACACCTTTGAACAAGTAGTTGAAGGGTGCAAAGAAATAAAGGGATATGTTTATGGCTAACAAAATCCAAATGCAAAGAGTGGAGTTCGGAAAGAATGTTGGTGGTATCAATGATTCCACACAGATAACGTCTGTGAAAGAACATGAAGCGTTAGATATTCATAATGTAAGGTTAATACCTACAGGTGGGATACGAAAGAGAAAAGGATACTACGTTGTTAATACAGCTAGTCTCGTTGGTTCTGGAACTATTACTGGGGTTTTTAATTATCTACGTTTCACTGGAAACTCAGACTTAATTGTATGTGTGAATAGTGGAAGCGTTGCGAATAAGATATACAAAAAAGATGCTGGAACAAATACATTCACTTCCATTACTCCTTCAGGAACATGGTCTGGTGGAGATGTAACCTTCGCTGTATCTAACGATATATTGATGATTGCGTCTGATGGTGGCTCTAATGTATTGCAATGGGATGGTTCCGCTACCGCCTGTACTGATTTAAACACAGCGACTGCACCTTTGGCAGAAGTGGTAAGTGACTGGAATAGACACGCTGTCGCTTTAAAGATACCAGCGAGGGGGAGTAACTTTGAAATATCACATCAGGGTGATTCTGCACAGTGGAGAAATTCTGATCGGTTTCCTACAGATAGACAAACTGTGGGAGCGACTACGTTATATGATGACTTATTTATCTTTACCACAGATAGAATGTATCGTGTTTCAGGTCACGATAGGGATGATGTCCGAATGGATGCAGTTAGGCTTTCTGTAGGGGCTACGAATCAAAGAAGCATAGTCAACGTAGCGAATAGAAACTTAATAGTCTGGCCTTGGAGAGAGAACTTCTATGAGTTTGATGGTGTCAATACACGCATTATATCCAACAGGATAGAAAGACCTCTCGCTAATACAAGTGATTTTTTTAATATTGATTTATCAAAGTTTAACAATATACAAGGTGTCAATATAGCCTCTCAATCCAGAGTCAGTTTTTTAGTGGCAGAGAAAAACAAAACACAAAATACTATTGTATTAAATTACCATTACGATTTAAGAACACCAGACCCTAAGACAAATCAACCTACAGGGGCATGGACAGTAGATAAGTACGATAGAAACTTCGCTTACTTAGGTGTTGCTATAGAAGATGATCAGGAAGTGTTGTATGCAGGAGATTATGATGGTCATCTATGCAGGTTAGAAACAGGCGATGCAGATGGCGATTCTTCCGCAGATGCCAATGATGGAAACGCTATTCCTTCTCGATATCAGACAGGTCCATTCCATGCGAATATGCCTGATGTAACAAAGAGATGGAGAGAGATTATTCCCATTGTCGGACAGACTTCCAGTGGAACTGTAACTATCAGTACCGCAGAAAATTGGGCTGGTAGTTTCATAACCGCAGATACAGTTGCTTTGACTACAGGAGGGTTTGCTTCCTATTGGGGAGTATCTAAATGGGGAGAAGACTTATGGGGAGCAGCGATATCGGTAATTAAACGATTATCTTTATCCAATAGAAGTGAAGCACTCTCTATTAAGTTTTC